GACATTGTAACCGAATATATTGATAGTACATTGCCTGTAGGTGAAACTACTGTTACTGAAACCATAGGAGAAGAAGACTTTACTACTGATCCTTTACCTGTTCCTGACACTACTCCTGATGCAGTTGAAATTCAGGACGTAGATTTTGAAGTTACAGAACCCGAAGTAAACGTAGAAATAGATCCTTACATACCGGAACAACCAACAACTGACACCGCTGGTGGGGGTGCTGCTGAAGAAAGTGCTGAGGCAGCGGCAGTGACTGAACCAACAGATGCAGAAGCTGCTTTAGAAGAAGCAGTAGCTGAAACAGGAGGCGTTGTAACAACTCAAGGAGGAGACGCTGGGCAAACTTCTCCTGTTATTTCAGACGCTGATGAAGAAGTAATCACAAGTGACTGGCCTTTTTGGATAATACGGGACGGTGTAGTCTACATTAGAGACATTGACAATATTGATGAATGGCTGCCAGCAACTAATATTCCTGACTGGCTTCCTACTGAAGACGGTGTTTATGGGCAAAGTGGTGAACAAATTGACGAAGACGAAGAAGACATAATAGGCACACCAACTACAATACCTTCAACAAGTACAGAAGTAGTAGAAGAACCGGACACGACGGTTGTTGATGTTTTAACTGGAAATTCTACTGAAACTGTAGATGAACTTATAACTGACATTCTTACGGACACTGTTGTTAATCAAGGTACAGAAAATGTTGTTGTAGAAACAAATGGCACAACAACAGGCGGTACAGAAACTGGTGGTACAACAACCGGTGGTACAGAAGGTGGCGATACAGATACTGGTGGTACAGATACTGGTGGTACAGATACTGGTGGTACAGATACTGGTGGTACAGATACTGGTGATGCAGAGGTTGGTGATGCAGAGGTTGGTGATGCAGAGGTTGGGGACGGTGATGGGGACGGTGATGGAGATGGTGATGGAGATGGAGATGGAGATGGAGATGGAGATGGAGATGGAGATGGAGATGGAGATGGAGACGACTCCGGTGATGGTGTTTTAGGTTTAGGAGGTTCAGGTTTGCTTTCAATAGAGTCACCGTCAATTTTTGAACCTAACTACCAACCTTTAAGTTATGACACAGAGCTTTTAAAACCAAGAATGTTTGATTTTATAGACTATAATCCTCTTAGGACTAGAAGATGACGTATTTAGAATTAGTAAATGGGGTCTTACGAAGACTCAGAGAAAATCAAGTCTCTGCTGTAGACCAAAACCCTTATTCTCTCCTTATTGGTGATTTAGTTAATGATGCTAAAAGGATTGTAGAAGATGCTTGGGATTGGTCTGCTTTACGAACAACACTAACAATTACAACTACAGCGGATATTTTTAACTATGTGCTTGTAGGCAGTGGTAATAGAATTAAAATTATTGACGTTATTAATGACACGTCTAATTGGTTTATGACTTACAAAGACACTCATTGGATGGACAATGCTTTTTTAAATGAGACTCCTCCAAAGTCAAGCCCTACGTTCTATAACTTTAATGGTGTAGATTCTAACGGGGACACTCAAGTTGATTTATATCCAATACCTAACGGAGTATACACAATACGTGTAAACTGCGTACAACGAAACCCAGACTTAACTGAGGATACTTCTCAGCTTATTATCCCTCACATGCCTGTACTACACATGGCGTTGGCTTTAGCAGCCAGAGAAAGAGGAGAAACTGGGGGTAGGTCAGCAGGAGAACTTTTAAGTTTTGCTCAAAATTACTTGTCCGATGCAATAGCTTTGGACGCTTATAAACATCCAGAAGAAATGGTTTATAGGGCAGTCTAATATGGCTCAAGACAGACAAAATATAACGATTGCTGCTCCAGCCTTTAGAGGTCTTAACACACAAGACTCTCCTATTACGCTGGATGCTTCCTATGCGTCCATTGCAGATAATTGCATTATTGACCAATACGGACGTATAGGCTCTCGTAAAGGCTTTACCGCTGTAACCACAAGCACAACACCCATAGACGGTAGTGATGGGATTGAGGTTATTAAAGAGTACATAAACCCCACTGGTAACAATGTTGTTATTTCAGCGGGTAACAATAAAATATTTACTGGCACTACAACGCTAACTGACGCTACTCCCGCAGCCTACACAATTACAGCTAACAACTGGAAGATGGTAAACTTTAATGACCATCTTTATATGTTTCAAAGAGGATACGAGCCTTTAATCTACTCTGCTCATGCAGGTGTTGTAGAAAAAATGTCTTCTCATGCTCATGCGACCGGCACTCCACCACAGGCTAATGAAGTGTTAGCAGCTTTTGGTAGACTCTGGGTTGCAGACTTTTCCGCTGACAAGTCCACTATCTACTGGTCTGATTTGCTTAACGGCTCTGGATGGTCTGGAGGTTCTACAGGTTCCATTGATATCAGTAAGGTATGGCCCAACGGTTTAGATGAAATTGTAGCTTTAGCGGCACACAACAACTTTTTAATTATATTCGGGAAAAACTCCATTGTTGTCTATCAAGGAGCCACAGACCCTACTACAATGTCTTTGACGGACACTATAGCCAATGTAGGTTGTATTGATAGAGACACTGTACAGCCCACAGGTACTGATTTAATTTTTATGTCCAGTGAAGGGCTAAGAAGTTTTGGAAGAACAATACAAGAAAAGTCAATGCCCGTTAGGGACATCAGTAAAAATGTTCGTAATGATTTACTTTACATTAATACACAGCAGGTCAACAGCCCCCTACGATCTATCTATAGCCCTGAGGAAGCTTTTTACTTACTGTCTTTTTCTGACTCAAAGTACGTTTATTGTTTTGATATGAGGACTCCTTTAGAGGATGGCTCTCATAGGGTTACTACATGGTCAGACACGACTCTTAGGGGTTTAGAAAGGCTACAGGACGGTACTCTGTACGTAGGCAACACTAACGGTATTGCTACTTACAGTAACTATCAGGATTACGGACAGCCTTATGATATGTCTTACTTTAGCAACCCCTTATCCTTTGGGGATACTTCAAGACTAAAGATTTTAAAAGAAATTATTATAACATTTATGGGAGGTCAGGGAGCACAGGCAGTTATTAACTGGGGATATGACTATACTCAAGCGTACACTAAGCAAATTGTAACCATTGATTCTGGTAGCCAAACAGCTTATTACAACGAAAATGAATATAATGTATCTTCTTCAGAATACAGCCCCTCCATCATTGTGGACAGACCAAAGACTAAAACATCGGGTTCAGGGACGGTAGTAACCATAGGTATGGATGCTACTATAAATCAAAACGCTTTATCTTTGCAGGAAGTTAATATTCAAGCTTTAATAGGTAGGATGATCTAATGAGCAATTATACAAAGACTACAAACTTTACAGCCAAAGATACTCTTCCTACGGGCAACCCTGCGAAGATTATCAAAGGGGCTGACTTTGACACTGAGTTTGATGCACTTGTTACGGCAGTGGCGTCAAAAGCAGACACAGCTAACCCAACTTTTACAGGCACAGTTACAATACCAACACTAACTGTTAGTGGTACGTTGACTGCTGGATTAATTACTGGAGGTACTTACTAATGGCTCTTATAGATGATTTATTGGGCTTAGGGTTTGACATAAGCCAGTATAAAAACCTCTCCGATGAGCTTAAAGCTTTTGGGACAACTGCTGAAACTGGGATGGCAGGTATAGGTCAAACCGCTGCCACTGAAATGGCGTTTAAACCTTTTACGGTAACTTCAGGAACAGGCACAGCAACAACTACTGCCGAAGGTGGTACTACTTTAGGTTTATCCCCAGAGCAGCAAGCTTTAGCCACAGGTTTACAGACAGGGGCTGCGGGTTTATTACCACAAGCTACTACAAGAGCTACAACTTACGACCCCTTTGGTGCTTCAGCTTTAACAGGGGCAACCACAGCTTTAGCAGGGGCGGGACAACAGGACTTACCTATGGCTCTGCAAAGAGCAGGAGTAGGTACGTTATTTAGTCAGCAACTGGCTGGTATGGGTCTACCTACAGGTCTTGAGGGGCTTACTCAGCAAGCTTTGACCAGCGGACAGCAAAGGATTGCAGGGGCTGGTCCTTCTTCAGAGCTTAATCAGTTGGCTCAGTTATTTGGTGGTGATGTTTCCGGTATGCTTGGAGCACAGCCTTCACAGCAAATAGGACAATTAGGATCAAGAGCCTTAGCTTTAGGTCAGCAAGGGTTAGGTGGGGCTGCTCCATCAGACATAGAAGCTCTGAGATCACAATATGCAGGTCTTGCGGGACAAGCCGCCGGTGGTTTAATGCAGCCTAGAGGAGCAAGAGAACAAGAAGTCTACGAAAGAATTAGGTCTGCTCAGTCTCCTGAAGAAGAAAGACAACGATTAGCGTTAGAAAACCGTTTGGCTGCTCAAGGACGTTTAGGCGTTGCTTCAGCACAGTATGGTAGTACGCCTGAACAGTTTGCATTAGCTAAGGCTCAGGCAGAAGCTCAGAATCAAGCAGCTTTGATGGCTATGCAACAGGCAGGCACTGAAGAGCAACAAGCCCTACAGAGAGCCTTAAGCTTGTCAGGACAGGCTGGACAGCTTGCGGGTACTTCTTCACAGTTACAATCAGCAGCGCAGGACAGAGCTTCACAGTTGTCTCAGTTAGGCTTATCAGCAGAGCAGATTGAGTCTCGTCTTGAAAGTGAGGGTTTAGGCAGGGCAGCACAAGCCGCTGGTTTGTCCAGTCAGCTACGTCAAGCTTCTTCCGGTTTAGAGTCAGAAGCTCTTCAAAGAGGTCTGGGCTTGAGCCAGTTAGGATTAGCCGGTACACAAGCAGGGGCTGGCTTAGAAGCACAAAGACTACAGCAGTTGTTGGGCTTACAACAGGCAGATATAGGGGCTGCTGGGGCACAACAGGCTTTACAGCAAGGTCAGTTAGGTCTTGCTGGGGGTATGTTTGACTTATCCAGAACAGCCGCTGGCTTACCTTCACAGCTACAGGCAGGGGACATTGCTAACTTACAGGCTCTGATGCAGACTGGTTATGCACCTGAAGCACAACTGTTGAATCAGCTACAGGTAGGTACTAACATAGCGTCCATTGCTGACACAGCACGTAGACAAGCCGCTATGGAGAAAGCCGAGTCTGCTGCTTCTGGACTTGAAGCTAACTTAGAGGCTCAGAAACTAAGGGCTGGTTTGTTAGGACAAGCCTTAGGCTCTGCCGGTCAAGTTATTGGTGGTGGTGTAGGCGGCGGTGGTTTGTTTAGTTCTTTAGTAGGAGCTGCGAACACAGGTGGTGCTTTAGATGATTTGCCTGACGTTATTAAAAAATTACTGGGGATAGGTTAAAATGGCTAAATTTTCACAAGGATTTTTAAGAGGGATTTCTGATTTTGGTCGGATGGATCCCAATGAACCTAAAAGACAGTTAGCTGAAGCAGCTCCTCAGTACAAGCAAATGGGAACTACAGACCCGTTGGCTCGTAGAGTAGGTAGTTTGTTTGGTAACTTAGGGGTAGACACAAGTTACATGCAAACTGGTCAAGAAAGGGCCGAAAGAGCCGCGTCAGAATTTAATATGTCTACTCCAGAAGGCATGGCTCAAGCAATGATGGCTAGGGCACAGTATTTACAAGACCCTGTAGCGCAACAAGCTCTTATTTTAAAAGCACAAGAAATTATGCGAGCAGAGCAAGAAAGAAAAGCACAACAAGCCGCAGCTTTACAACAAACACAGCAAAAAGAAGTATTTATTAAGACATTAATATCTCAAGCTAATGAAGCTGGGCGGCCAGATATAGCTCAAATGTTAGCTGGAGCTGGTATAAACATTGACGATAAAATACTACAAGATACTGTTAAAGACCTTAGAGAAGTTAAGACTAATCAAGTAGAAAAAGTCAACAGTCTTGCAGGCCGTAAGATACGTTACGTACAAGCAGGATTACCGGAAGACCAGTGGAACGACGCTACTATTAAAAACATGTCCCCAGAAAGTTTTAAAGCACTTATTGAAGGTAAAACTGAAAGAAGCAAAGCTAAAAATGAATTTTTTAGGGATAAAAACGGAAATACTGTTGCTTATAGAGTTAATGAATTTTCAGGACAAGTTGAAAACCCTGCCTTTGGTACTGACCCCAATGCAAAACAGTGGGTCAATGCCAGCGAGTTAGAATTGCTTCCAGCTCCTAAAGTAACTATCAACGAAAACTTTGCTATGAACAAAGAAGTTAATGAGCAGATAGTTAGAATGGGTATGGAAAGTTTTGAGCAGCTAAATGAATTAGCAGGAGATGCTCAGAACGGTTTAATAACAAATCAGATTGCTTTGGACAATATTGATGAGGCATATTTAGGTGCTGGTGCTGGGGCTAAATTAGGCTTAGATCGTATAGGCGAGTTTATTTCAACGGCTACTGGTCAAACATACGACTCAACAAACATTAAAGCCACTGAAACTTTTGTTATTAGCCGTATTAAAGAAATGGCTACGTTTATTAAAGCTCTTGGTTCCGGTACTGGTTTGTCGGATAAAGATGCTGAGTTGGCCTTACAAGCTGTTGCTGGAGATAAAACATTAAATAGAGAAACTATTAGAGGGGTTCTTGAAGAGTTTATGGCTGCTCAAAGATATGTTATCGGTCAGAGAGATAAAGCTTTTGATATTTTATCTAAAGATACAAGTTTAGAAAGAGATGACTACTTAGACTTAATTAGACTAACTAGTCAAGGTAGACCTCCGCAGTCAGCGGGTTCAAAAGTTGGAAGATTTACCGTTACAGAAGGGTAAGACATAATGCCGATATATACTGTTACTGATCCAAATACAAATAAGACACTACGTCTTGAAGGTGATTCTCCTCCAACTGAGGAAGAACTTGAAGAAATCTTTGCTGGTTACGCTCCTAAGCAGCCTGCGGGGTATCAAGCTCCAACTTTTGCTGAGATAGGCTCTGGGCTTGTTGAAGATCTTTCTAGTGCAGGAAGAACGCTTGCTTCAGGTGTTAGCGGTGCTATAGAAGACTACCAGCAAGATAAGCTACAGTTTTCTGAGTATCAAAGTCCCGCAGCTACTGCTGCTTTGTTAGGGGTAATGGAAGGTGTTGTTCCAGCCGCCGGTGAAGCTATTATAGGTGTAGGTAAAGCTGCTTTGTCCGCAGCAACCCCTGACGTTATAGAAGAACCTTTTGTAAACAACGCTGTAAAAGCTTTTAGTGCTGCTGGTGATTTTATAATGAACAACGAGTGGGTTGGCCCTGTTTTAAACATGGCTAAAGAATCTTTTGCTGACTACAATAACTGGAAAAACTCTTCTGAAGAAAACCAAAGAAAAGCTAGGGTATTAGAGTCTACTGTAGACATGGCTGCTCTTGTAGCCCCAGCTAGTAAAACAAAAGCTTTGACTGACGGTTGGGAAGACTCAGGCCGTAAGATGATTCTTGCAGGGGATAAGAAAAAGTTTACTAATAAACGTGAAGGTGTGCAAGCTTTATTAGAGCCTAGAAATATAGGTAAAGCTGAAGGTAGGGTAACTGAAGAAGGACTTTTACGCACTAAAACTTATAACCCTACAGAGTATGAACAAGAAGCTATTGACGTTATTACAGGCTTACCTAAAATAAATACAAGCAGGTCTGCAACGTACAACATGAATATTGTTGAAGATGAGATAGGTCTTGCCGCTCAACGTCTTGAAAAACGTATAATAGGGCAAGGCAATCCTAAAGTAGACACTCAACTTATTCAACAAGAATTAGAAAAAGATCTTATTGCTTTAGTAAACTCTGATACTTTTTATGGTACAAAAGCTGTCATTTCTAACATACAAAGTATGCAACGCCTTGCTAACAAACTTATCTTAAGTAGTGATGGTACTGCCGTTGGTCTTTTAAACGCTAGAAAACTTTTAGACAGAGAGTTAAAAGCTAACGCTCCTGCCGTTTATGATGCAGACTATGAAAACGCAAAAGCAGCGGCATTAAGAGTTATCAGGCAAAAGATAAACACTTCCGTTGCTGAAGCTGTTCCCGAAACTGATGTGCTTAGGCAGCTAAAAAGACAAAACTTAATGTTTAATGCTTTAGACACTTTAACGGATAAGTCTAATGCTGAAGATTTAACAATGGTAGCCAGAGCTATTACTCGTTTAGAAAAAGCAACGGGTCTTAATGCTCCTAGCTCTGTAGGCGGTTTAGCGGTAACTGCTGGTTTAACTACAACTGCTTTAGCTTACAGCGGTGCTTTGCCGTATATAGCCGGTGGCGGTGCTGTAGTTGGGACTATGTATGCCTTAAGAGCTGCTCAAAGATCTGGGACACTTAAGCAAGCTTTAGGTGCTACTTTAACAAATCTGAACAAAGCAATTAAAACAGCAGACGGGGCTTTACTAAAACAACTGAAAGCAGACAGGCTTGCTATTATAGCTTTTATGCAGGACGTTAGAGAAGAAGAGGAAGTTAAGTAATGGCTGATATGCGACTTAGGGCTAAAGACAGAGCAGCGAGTAGTGAGCCTTCTCGTTTACTAGCCGCTTTACAAGAAGGCTATAACGAAGCAGGAGAAACTGTTCAAGACTACGTTGATAGAACCTTATCTAATAACGAAAAGGTTATGTCTGGGGAAATCAACGCAGGACAGCGTTTACTCAGAGCTACTGGCGATGTTGTAGGTTTGTTTGGAGGTCTTGCTGGAGATACTTTAGGCGTTATAGGAGATTTAGTTGTTCCTGATGAGTTTGGTGTAGAGGCTGCGTATCAAGAAAACATTGAAAAACCTTTGCAAAAAGCTATTATGTCTGCTGCTGACACTGACATAGGCCGAGCTGTTGTTAGTTTTACACAAGAAAACCCTGAATTAACTTCTGATTTAGGATCTATTGGTAATGTCTTAGCTGTAGCACCTGTTGGTAAAATAGCTAACGCTATTGCCCGTAACATGCCTACTGAAGTTAGGGGTTTTTATTCTGGAAACCCACTTTTAGTTGCCGCTGGGGTGGCTGAAGCAGCGACTTCTGGGGCCAAAGATGCTTTAGCTTCAGCTTTTAATCCGAGAGCTTTGGCTTTACAAGATGAAACAGGCATTACCAAAGGTCTTGTAAGACAAGCTAAGAAAGCAGAGGCGTTGGTAACAAGAAGAACAGCCTTAGCAACCAAAGCTGATGCAGGAGATCCTAAAGCTATTAAAGCTCTTGAAGCTTTTGATAAAAAACACAAAGGCTATGGGTCTATGACCGAAGGTGCCTTAGCTTATAACTATTTATTTAGAAAGCAGCTTGGTGAAGACATACCTCAGTTTATACAAAAAAACTTTGAAAACTTGAATGTCCTAACTTCCGAAATGGGGCCATCAAGACAAAAGTTTAACGAAATGGTGTTCCAAGCTCCCCGAGCAATGACTACAAAAACTCCTGAGAATCCTCCTATATCTTCAAAAAATCAAGAATACTTGCAAGATAGGATATATAGCACTTGGGGTGTAGACAGCAGTAGAGGTAAAACAGCCATTGTAGTTAAAGATCCCGATAAGCAACACAGAATGACGGATCAAGCGCGTATGCAGCGTAATGAAGGAACAAGCAAATTTTTCACCACTTTTGATAAGACAGGTATAAACTTAAAGACTGCTTCTCCTCAACAAGTAATAGACGCAGCCAGAGGAAGAACTTTAACTAAGGCAGAAAAGGACATACTACAAGATTACGAGAACGGAAAAAAACTTACTCCGTTACAACTACAGACCCGTATGAATGCCCAAAGAAAATTGGCTTCTGAGCCTGAATTAGAGTGGAACCCAGAGCAAGGTTTGTTTATCCTTCAAGATTCTTTTAAGGCAGGAGCTAAAGAGCTTGGGGGTGTCAACCGTATTACTACTATGGATAGAGACGGTAATGTGAATGTTATTGTTAGTGACAGGCATGATATGATGGGTTTTGATCCTGTAGATGGAAAACCTTTGCTAACTATCTTCCCACCGATGCAGTACAACGTTTACAAGAGCAGAGAAAAGGACGTTTATAGCCCAAGAGAGTCTCAAGAGTCGGCAAGAAGAAGACTGGCTAAAGAATTAGGAGAGCCTGTTGAAACTGTAGCTCCGATTTACAATAAAGCAGGAGGCATTAAACAGGGAAGGGCTAGACTAGCGGGAGGTGAGATCGTAGGAGAATATTCGCCTTTAGACGTAGATCCAAAAGCCTTTGGTAAGGACTCTATTTATAGCGACAAGAGATCTGGAGTAGCTAGAAGGGTTAATCAGAGGATAGCTCAAGAAGCTCAAAACTTTAGACCTACTGCTGGTCAAGTAGCCAGACAGCTACCTAGAGTTGCTACTAATACAGCCTTAGCCGGTAATTACGGCCTACAGGGTGCTGGAATGCTTACAGGACAGCCTCAGGATGAACAATAAACAAAAGGGGGCATTGCGCCCCCTTAGGTTTATATCTCACAGACTCCAGCTACACAAGCCAACGTCTGAGTACCTTCAGTATTATCATCCTTTTCTTCAATGTCCCACTTAAAATGTTTAGGCATATTTTTAAGCAAGTTTTGATATGTCTTTTTATCTATCTTCTGGTACGGGGCTTGCTTGTATACATGCTCTGCCTCTGGCAAGAAACTAATCCCACTGACAGAATCAAAGTTTTCCCATATCCACTGGCACACAGCAAAGAAATTGTTGTCGTTATAATAACAAGTCATTGAAGGCTTATGCTCACACCAGCTATCTTGATAGATCTTCCACAGCTTTAACTGTTCCATAGCTCCCATGCTTTCTACTGTTACAGCCTTTTCAGGAGCCTTCTGAGGAAAGCTAAACACCCAGTTAGAACTATTCATTACGTCTTCTTCGTGCGGGAAACCTGCTTCAATCATAGCAGTAGCAAGAGGGTCTTTCTTGTCTGCTCGTACAGTCCTGATGTAGTACTCACTGAAGCGGGGATGAATACCGCTGGCGCTGTCAGTCAACTGTGAGACAGTACCCGAAGGTTTAACACAAGTGATAGCAGCGGACTGGTTAATACCCAGCTTGTCTGCCCATTCTTTATTAGTCTCTATAGCAACGTCCCTAAGAGTCTCTAACAGTCTTCCTAAAGCATCTTCTCCTGTAGACCCATTGGTAATCTTACAGTCCATAATGCCTGTCATAGATACGCCAAGCAATGCTTCTTCTTCTGTGTTCTTCTTCCATATATTGCGAAGGTATCGGAAGTCAGTAAGAGTAGCCTGTAGAGTCCCTAAGATAGTCGCTATGCGGACTTTTTCTTTGAGGGTCTGTAAAGTATCGTCTTCCCTTACAATGACTTCAGACAGGTTACAGAACTGATAGGGACGTAGGATAATCTCAGAGCAAGGATTAGTCCCAAACTTATGCGTAGCGTCTCTGCGTTCGTTACGTGCTGCTACCTTCTGTGCTGCAATGCGGCTAAAGATACCGCGCTCACCGGACTTAGAATCGTACAGCCTCTTCATCTCGGAAGAGTACGTATCAAAGTCAGGCTTCTCGGAGTACACGGCGCTGTTGTTTGCTAAGGCTCGTTGACCATTACTTAAATACCACTCACCGTTCTTAGCGTTAGCCATACGGTTGTCGGTAACATTGCTTAAGCTAATAAGAGCTGACCTACGTACACCCCCTACTACAACAATGTCTGCAATCTTACACACTAAGTCATGGCACTCCAGAGACGTTAGCTTACGTCCTGCTGCCCCTTTAAAAAGATCCACAGAGAAATTAAACAAGTCAGCCAAAGGCTGTGGCCCACTGGCTCTGCCTCCAAATGTCTTGAGTCTAGCCCCTGCTGGCCTTACCTTAGTCAAGTCACACTTAGGAACCTTACCTGCATACAGGAGGCTTATAAGCTCTCTGAAGGCGCTTGCCCAGCCTACCTTGCTGTCTGATACAACCACAGTGGACTCAGTGTCATGGAAGCTGTCAGCGATAACTGGAAGTTGATTAACGTAGTCCCGTTCTACGCTGAACCCTACCCCTGTACCATTGAGCAGGATGTACATAAGCTCGTCAAAGGATCTGGGGCTGTCTATGGGAAGGTAAGAACAGTTGAAGGCTGCTACGTTGTCTCTCTTTAGGGCTGTTCCCGCTGTCATCACACAGCGCATGGAAGGCATAACTTTCTGCTCGTAAATAGCGTTGTACAACTCCTCAGCCTCTTCGTCAGTAATCTGCTCACGCTCAGTGAAGAAAGATACGTAACGGTTTACCGTCTCCTCCCAGTCTTCTCGGCGCTGCTCTTCATCTAAGTATCGTGCATATCTACTTTTGTGTATGTATTCTTGATATTGATCCATCAGAGTTCGTACTCCCCTCCAGTTAATAGTGATAGTTTTATTTGATCCAGTAAGAAAGAAAGCTCTAATGTTTCCATGTTGGTAGACACTACGATATACTCTTCAGACTTTACGATACAGAAAGCATCCTCATAGTTCTCCAAATCTTCTTTATTAGTTATTGCTTCAAACACTAAAGGGACAGTTATTTTGTTATCGTTTGTTTTTTCTCCGAATGTTCCTTCAATTACTTTCATTCTAGTCCCGCCTGTTCTTCAACCATTTTGTTTAAGTACCACTGAGCCTTTTGCAAGTCTTGTAAGCCATTCTTGTATCGCCAACGGTGTAGGTACTTTAGCACATTGCCCTCACAGTAGTCAACAATACCTTCTCCTAACTGCTGCTTAATGTAATCAATGGCCTCCATGCCCCCTTGATTGTAATGCGGAGGTTTGTTCACTAAAATTGAATTCCACTCCTCTTTAGTCGCTAAGTCAATAGACATCTTCGTTCTCCTCTTCAATCATCAACTCCTCAAATAATTCAACCTTATCTATCAACCTATTTTCAAAGGCATCTAAAATGTCCTCCGCGCTTATATTCAAGACTTCGCAGAGTAAGTCTACATCGTACTCCTGTAGGATACGTTCTCTAAGCTCATCAATTAGCATTGGCATAGTCAATCAACTCTTGTGTAGTAGCGATGGTATAGTGCTTGAATCCTTCTTTATCACACCATTTACCCATTGTCATCTTAGCTCCTTTCCTAACTTTCTTGTTTGGGTCTGACAGGACAAAGACCAGCTCTTGATCCTCATCCAGACAGTCCCGTATTGATTTATATTTAAGTGTGTCACCTTCTCTAAAGAACCCCTTACACTCAACCAACAGCCAGTCTTTGTACACAAAGTCGGGTTTGTAGTTCCTGTGGGTTACGTAAGGTACGTCATAAGGCTCATACTTCATGAACTTTCTTGGCAATGTCTCAGCGAACTTCTTCTCAAGACCTGACCTGTACATGCCGTACCTTGTCTGCTTAAAAGCCATCCGGTATCTCCGCGACAAAAGGCTCTTTAACCACCTTTGTTAAATACTTTGGCCCACTTGCGTAGATAAAAGTACGTAAATCGGGGTAACATTTGTCTCTGAATTGACAATAAGAACATCCAGCGGCGAGCTTTCTGTTTCCAGACTTGCCATCTGGTACGTCTTGGTAGCAGAACTCCAGAGGCTCTGGCCCCTCTACTAGCTTTTTTACATGCCGTATACGTTCAGCTATGTCCCCCTTGAGGTGTTCGTGCATAGGGTCGGACTCATCGTCTAAATCATGCTCACAGAATGTCAAATGCCCATTCTGTTTATCCATAGCCAACCATGCTATCTTACGCTCACCCTCTGAGTGTGCATAGGCTTTGATCTGATCTACGTATCCAAAGGGATCATCCTCAGGTACTCTACGATCCTTAAACTTCTTGAAGGCAAAGGTGCTTGCGGATTTAACGTCCGTCACTACACCGTCTATCTTGCAGTCCATGTGACCTACAACTCCCTCAACCTCACACCGTTTCTGTTCACAGGTGACTTCATGTCCAGAGGCTCTGGCAAGGAATAAGACCAACTCCTCTATGACATGCCCGTACAAGAACTTTACTAAGGTGTGAGGCTGCAACTCCTCACCTTCAGTACCGTGATACTGATTCCACAGATACCTATCAGTCCTGCCTATGCTGGACAGGCGTAACTTTCTGGTATCCTTAGGTCTGTCCTTCTTAAACTCAATCCTCATTAGCTCTTTGATTGACTCGCCCAGCTTATCTATCTCTTTGTCTATGTCTACCCCGTCAGAAACCTCTTTGGTAGACACCAAGCCATAGATGTCTTCTATTAGTGTGTCTGTGCCCATGTCTTTCCTACCTTATATTCTCCGTCCAGAGGACAGTTTAGTTTCCATTCAAGACCGGCTGCCTGTATGCAGGACACGGCCAATCTACCAAAAGTGTCTGTACGCTCGTTGATAACCTCAGCCTGTATCTC